CACGGCCATGGGCGACGTGACCGTCAGCGACTACGACGACGACACGGACCTCGATTACGAGGACGTGCCGGACGCCGGCCTGTCGCTGGTCATCGACCAGCAGAAGTCGTACGCGGTCGCTGTGAAGGACATCGACAAGGCGCAGGCGCTCAACGGCGGCCGTGCAGTCGCGCAGCTCATGAGCCAGGCGGCCTACCGCATGTCGGACAAGGCCGACCAGTTCGTCGCCGCGAAGTACACCGACATCGCGGCCGGCAACGTGCTCGACCCGGTGACCGACTTCACCACCGACAAGGGCACCGCGTACGACACGCTGGTGGACCTGGGCGTGCTGCTCGACGAGGCGGACGTTCCGTCGGAAGGCCGCTACGCGGTGGTGCCTCCCTGGTACCACGGCATCCTGCGCAAGGACCCGAACTTCATCAACGCGAACAAGTCCGGCTCTACCGCGCCGCTGCTCAACGGCCAGGTCGGCGAGGCGGCCGGGTTCGCGATCTTGAAGAGCAACAACGTGCCGCAGCTGTCGGCCGGGTCGACGTACGTCGTCCAGGTCGGCACTCCCATGGCGATCTCGTTCGCTAACCAGCTGGTGGAGAACGAGGCGCTCCGCGACCAGAAGCGGTTCCGGGACCTGCTTCGCGGGCTGCACGTCTACGGCGGCAAGGTCACTTACCCGGACGGCCTCGCCTGCGTCACCTGCACCCGGCCCTGACCAGAAAGGTAACCAGACATGGCACGCACCGCAATCACCCCTGTCGCCGCCGTGAAGAACGGCGGCGTCGCGATGGCCACTGCCGAGTCGGCGACGGCCGTCGACCAGGCGAACGGGATGACCATCGCGAACGCGAACCCGGAGAAGCTCATGCTCCGGGTGACCAATACGGCCGGGGCCGCGCACGGCGTCATCATCCGCGCGGGCGACTCGCTTTACCCGGCGGTCCTGTCCGGTCAGGGCGACCTGAACGTCCAGGTGGCGCTGACGTCGGGCGTCGCGTACGTCGGGCCGTTCGACTCGGCGCGGTTCCTGCAGTCCGACGGGTCGCTGCACATCGACTTCGAGGCGTCGTTCGCCGGCAAGATCGTGGCCGTCGAGCTGCCGTGAGCGAGGTCGTCTACCTGAGGGGGCAGGGCGGCGCCGTCTGGGAGATGACGCTGCCGCTCCAGCCCGCGATCCAGAAGCAATACGACGCGGGCGACCTGCAGCAGGTCAACGCGGACGGCTCGCCTTACGAGGAGCCGCCGGCGGCACCCAAGCGCACGCGCGCGCCCAAGGCGGTGGCCGAGGGTGCCTGACTCGTTCGCCACCTCCGACGATGCCACGGGTTACGCCTACCCGCTGCCCGACGCGACCGCTGACGGCCTGCTCGCCCGCGCGACGCAGGCCCTCATCGACGCGGCCGGGTTCGGCATCCTGACGAGCTCGGCGACGGTGAAGCTGCGCGCTGACAACAGCGTGATCAGCCTCAAGGACGTCCCGCTCGTCACCGACGTGTCGGCGCTCGCGCTGGTGCACGACGACAGCACGACAGAGCCGGTCACGGCGTGGCACTGGCCGGGCACCGTCGCCGGGATGGCAACGGACATCTGGCTAGAGCACTCTGTGCCAGGACGTCACTGCGGCATCTTCGCGGTCACCCTGACGCAGGGCCTCGCATCGGTGCCCGTCTCGCTGAAGATGCTGACCAGCGCGGTCGCCTACCGTTTCGCCGCGATGCCCGCCGCGATGGCCGCGGGCATCACCTCGAGGTCGGTCGGCGGCGTGTCGTGGTCGGCGAGCTCACCGCCGCCGACTGGTGACCTGACCGCGGGCGAGCTGGCCAAGCTCCGCAAGATCGTGCCGGTCAGGCACGTCTACGTGGTGCCGGCGTGATCCTCGGCTCGGACACGGTCACGATCCTGCGGGGCCGGAGCCGCGATGACTTCGGCAACCTGCAGGGCTCGGACACCGGTACCGATGTCACGGGCTGCTCGGTTCAGCCGACGTCGGCGTCGGAGTCGACCGACAAGGGCGAGCTGCTCGTCACCAACGCGTCGGTCTACCTGCCGGCCGGGACCGACATCCTCGCGACCGACCGCGTTCAGTGGCTCGGCACGGTCTACGCGGTCGACGGCGCGCCGGCCCGCTGGCGCGACGAGGCCGGCGCTGAGGACCACGTCCAGGCGCAGCTGCTCTACAAGGAGGGGAACGGGTGACGGTCAGGTACACGGCCAGTTACACGGGCCTCGGTGAGCTGATGCGCGGCGAGGAGATGCAGGCGGTCATGCGCGAGGTCGCGGAGAAGGGCATGGAGTTCGCCCAGTCGATCGCGCCGGTGCACACGGGTGAGTACCTCGACTCGTTCGAGGTGACCGTCACCGGTGAGGGAGGCCCCGCAGGCGACCGCGCCGAGGCGCAGATCGTCAACACCAGCGATCACGCGGTCGAGGTGGAGTGGCAGGACGGCCACAAGGTCCTGACGCGGACGCTCGGGGCGCTGAGCGCGCTGTGACGCTGCCCGGCTTCCCTGACGCCGAGCGGGCCGTGTGCGACCTGCTCGGCGACCTCGGCACGTGCGGCAGCGAAACGCCGAAGGCCCTCCAGTCGGAGCTGCCGTACATCCGGGTTAACCGCACCGGCGGCTCCGACGACCTGGTGACGGACACGGCCAACGTGTCGGTCGACGTCTTCGCCGCTTCCCTGGACGACGCGAAGAGAGTTGCCGAGGCATGCCGGCAGCGGTTCATCCTCGGCCCGTACCGCTCCGACGCCTCGTTCCGCACTGACCACGGCCAGATCGACAAGGCCAAGACGCTGTCAGCGCCCCTCCCGATACCCCCCACCGACAGCGACAACCTGCGGCTGGTCACGGCCAGCTACGAGATATCAGTCAGGAGATGACCCGGTGACCGTAACCAACCACGTCTACGCGGACATAGCGGTCAAGCAGGACCAGCTGATCCGCAAGGGCCTCGACGGCTCGGCGTTTATCGCGCCGTCCAGCGCCGACGCCATCACTACCCTCACGGTCGACGGCGAGGTGACGGGCACCCCGACGCTGCAGCTGCTACCTGAGGACTATGTCGACTTCGGGCTGCTGTCCGCTGACGGCGCCGCGTTCAGCAACAAGGTGGCCAGCGCGGACATCACGTCCTGGGGCCGCGTCGAGCCGAGCAGGCGAGACATCACGTCTGACGTGACGTCGCTGCACATCGTCGCGCAGGAAACCAAGCTCGTGACGATCGGCGCGTTCGCAGGCGTCGACACGAGCCTGATCACACCGAACGGGACCACGGGCGAGGTATCAGTCAGCAAGCCGAGTCGCCCCGTGGCGCTCACCTACCGGATGCTCGCCCTGGCCGTCGACCAGACCGACGCCGGCGAGATCTACATCGGCACTTTCATGCCGCGCGTCCAGCTCACCGACAAGGGCGACCAGACCTACATGTCCGGTGACGACGGCATCTACTACGACACCACCTGGACTGCGTTCACCGACTCGGCGCTCGGCTACGCCGTCCGCTACATCTTCGGCGGCCCCGGCTGGAAGGCGCTGCTGACCGACATGGGCTGGGAGTCCTGATGGGCAAGTCGTTCGACGACTACGCGGCCGAGTACAAGCGCGAGCCGTTCCAGCTCCCGATGCCAGGCGGCGCCGCTGTCGCCGTCCCGCAGCCGGACCTCAAGACGGAGCGCGCCGCGGCGTCGGCCGCGTCCGCGAGCGGCAACCTCGCCGACGGCCTGATGGCCGGCTTGCTGACCTACGTGCCGGAGGGTGCCCGGCCGAAGGTCGAGGAAGCGTGGGGGACGCTGCCCAGTACCGCGCTCAACGCGGTCATCACCGAGATGCGGGGGCACTTCGGCTCGAAAAACTCCTGAGCCTCATCGCGCTGCTGGAGCGGCACGGCAGCGCGGTGAGGGCTGACCTTCCTCACTATTACCCGGGCTACTCGCTCGGGGACCTGTTCAGCGGGCGCGTCACGCCTGATGAGCTGTGGGACCTGGTCGCCCACCTGCCGCGCACGTCGGCGGTCATGTCGGCGCTCGCCGATGACCCGGAGATCCCCGCTGGCGCGCCGCGTCCGCCGAGCATGCGCGAGTTCAGCCCCGAGACCGAGGCGCTCGCTGACGTCGCGGACAAGCTCGCGGCACTGCTCGTCAACGTGATCGCGCTCGGCGGCGGCAAGCCGCCGAGGCTGCAGCCTTACCCGCGGCCCGGCGACGACAGGCGCAAGGCAGCCGAGCAGGAACGCCACGCCGAGCGCATACGGAAGCACCGGGAGCTCGTGGCGCGCGTAACCAGGAGGAGGTGACATGTCCTACAACGCAGGATCGGCGTTCGTCTCTGTCAAGCCGGACATGTCGTCTTTCCAGGACTACGTCAAGGCAGAGCTGGCCGCGACGGACGCCCAGTTCGCTGAGGCCGGAGACAAGGCCGGGGCGAGCTTCGGGACAGCGTTCCAGGCGCAGCTGAAGGAGGAGCTGGCCGACCTTCCCGACGCGACTATCAAGGCTGACGCCGATGTCACCGAGGCCGACGCCGAGCTTGACGACGCCGCGAAGACGCGAACGGCGACGGTCAAGGTCAACGTCGACAAGTCGTCTCTCTCCCAGGCGAAGTCGGCGCTGGCCGGTATCGGCGAGTCCGGCAGCGGGCTGCTCGGGAACGCCGGGACACTCGGTGCCGCGAGCGCCGTGATCGGGCTGGCGCCGCAGGCTGCCGGCGCTGCCCTTGGCGCGGTGGGGATCGGCGCGGGACTGGTGGCGGCCGCCGCGGACGCGGGCGCGTTCGGCGCGATCGCCGTGCCGATGTTCACCAAGGTCACCACAGCGCAGACAGCCCTGACGACGGCGCAGGCCGCGTACGCGAAGG